AATTTGCCGCAACGGCAGAAGGTAAGCGTCAAACCAGATTGGCGCACAATGGAGAAAAGTTATGTCAGCATTTGGTGGATTTTTTGATGGCGTCGGCACTGGCGGCGCAGACTTTTTGCCTATCGTTAAATTTGATTCGCGCAGCGGACGTATTTCGCGCCGTGATCGGAATAACGGGGAGACAACAGAAGTTGATATCACGAAGAACTTTAAAGCAATCATCGACTTCCCAAATGTGGAAGTTGGTTTCATCAATTTCGCTACCGGCGGCGCTCCAGACTTTCGTATGGTTCGTCTCTCCGACGGTGTTTCTATCGATAATCCTGGTGATGGTTACAAGCGCGGAGTCCGCTTCGTTGTTAAACTATCAAAGGAGTGTGGTGGTGACGTCAGAGAGTTTGCCAGCAATGCCGCTGCGTTCTTGGACGGTGCTAAGAAATTAGCTGACGCCTACAATGAGGGCGTCAAGTCTAACCCTGACAAATTGCCGGTCGTCATTCTGAAGGACGCAGTGGCAAAGACATCGGGTGAAGGGGCCCGTAAGTCGACGAATTACGTTCCTGTATGGGAGATCACTGGATGGGTGCCTCGTCCCTCTGATCTAACGTATAAGCCGCGTAATTCGTCGGCCTCTTCTTCTGAAGCGTCTGCTTCTTTAACGCCACCATCAACTGGCTCAACAAAAGTTTCTGCGCCGGCTGATGACGATATGGACTTTGGATAATTGACCATTACGCGAATCCCTAAGTTCGCGTAATATGGGGTGTGGCGTATCCTGCAAAGCCGCGTCACACCCTTAAATACACAAGGACAGACAATGCGTTTTCTTTTGACTATGAATATGCCGTCTTACGGTGGTGCTTTGGTTCATCAAATCCAGGCGGAATATCCGGTAGATAATTTGTCTGAATTTGTAGATGTTCTTACCAATAATGATTTTGTCATTGTTGAAGAATATTACAAAGATCAGCAAACAAAAGAATCATATAGCAGAGGAAACGTAGCAATTAATTATAAGTATGTCGGTAAAATTAAAGTTCTAAACCAACAGGAAAGAGATTGATATGAAATATGACGTAGCATTGAGAACCGCCGCAGGGCTATTAACAGACCGTGGCGAAAGATATGGCGCTCCAGACGAATGTTTTACGAGAATTGCAAACTTGGCGTCTGTGTTTTTTAATAGACAAGTTACAGAATATGAAGTTGCAATGATGATGCATTTTGTAAAGCTTGGCCGCGCAATGGAGACGAGAGACTATGTCGACAACTATGTCGACGGGATTAATTACTTGGCGTTTGCTACGCAGTTTTCTGGCGCATCAAAGACAGACCCAGTATCCGTTCCCGACGAAGTAGGGATACGCGGAGCGGCCATGCCTTCTACTATTTCTCAATTCGCGCCAAAACGCAGCCCAAAAGCGATAAGCGAAGACGCCTTGCGCCAGGCTATGGACGCAGTGTCCGCAGAATTGGATATAGTGGAGAAATAAAAAATATAGGGGGCCTTAATCGGCCCTCTTTTCTCTTATTGAGGTTGATATGAAAAAGTTAAAAGTAAGCGACATTATACGTCAGGAGTCGGAACGCACTGGCGTCTCTATCGAAGATATTATTAGCAATAAGAGAACTGCGGAATTATGCCACTTGCGGCATTATTGCATGTGGCGCGCTAAAATTGAGACTGGCCTGTCTTATCCTCAAATTGGCAGGTGTTTTGGAAATAAAGACCACACAAGCGTCTTGCACGGTGTAAAGAAAATTGAGGCCATGCCGCTTGAGCAGCGACGTTGGGACCCACCCAAAACTGATAATTTATCTGAAGAAATTTCAGATGTTAAAACATTTATGATTGATTCTCCTAAAGCAAGATTTCCAATTCAGCCAATATATAAGGTGGCGTGATGACTGAAAAGTTTTACAGATATGTTCCTTACGCAAAAGAAAAAGAATACGAAAAGCTTGGTTGGGAATTTGAGTCGCCACTTCCTCTGCCACACGCCTGTTACGCCAGCCTTTATGTTTGGCGTGGAGAGGGTGATCCTGTAGAGCCTAAAATAGAAATACATGTTTACCCAGTGAAGAAGGAAAAGACTGATGAATAAAATCCTTCAGTTTCTTGGCGTTGTATTTTTAGTAATGCAATTCTGGGCATTGGTTGGACATTTTTTAGGTAAGCGCATTAATAAAGAGCGCCAGTTTCGACACTGGTTGGATGACGAACATGACTAAAGAAGAAAAAGACGGCGGCAAGGTGCCATACTCTAAAGAAGAAAAGAAAGATCCTATTAGCGGTCTTGCTAAAGAGCTAAAGAAATTAAAGAAGAAGTTTAAGAAATTGAGACGTTCGGTGAGGTCGTCAAAATGACCGACAAAAAAACATATCCTGAGCTTGTTGAAGCAATAAAATATCTTCAACAATACGGCCACGCTGATAAGGCAAAAGTTTGTGTGAAGGCGCTGTATGATTTAGAGATCAAAGATAAACGCATTGCAAAATTAGAGGTTGATATCCTTTACATGGATACAGCAGCCAAGAATGATGCACATAAAATTGCTGAACTAGAACATCAAATGAAAGTCGAGTGTGACACCTATCTCTGGAAACGCAAATTAATGTCAAGACGTATTGCGTCCTTACAGTATTGGATGAAGAAATTGTTCAAATACGGCAGTTCGCCGGAAGCAAAACGCGATGAATTGACAATGACGACAGAGATACCCGACTATTTGATGAGAGAGGGCGAGGATATTCTTCTTGATGAAAGATCAGATTTGGAGAAGGGAGAATGATCAAAACAGATGTCCGAGACCTTATACAGCGTCTATATCAAACGGCTCGTGAAGCGCACCCAGAGTCGCAAGAAGTCTTTAAGCATATCTGTTGGGAGGCTGCGGATTTAATAGATAGCTTTGATCAGCGTGTTGCGGATTTAGAAGACGAGGTTGGTGATTTAGAAAGTAAATATTTTACCCTTAATCAATTATACAATGAATTACAGGCTAGTAAATCACTGGAGAACAGAGAAATGACAGATTACTCTGACCTTGTGCAACGATTGCGCGGCAAAAAGTTAAACTGCACTTGTGCCGCTACATCAGCCAGCGAATGCTGTTGCAATACAGATTGGCCTGAGAGTTCTTGTAATGAAGCCGCCGAAGCTATTGAGGTATTAGAACGGGACATAGTGTTGGTTACGGACGCAATGGTTGCTTTGACAGACCGTGTGCATGAATTAAAGGCGGCGTTAAAGCCCTTTGAGGAAGAACTAAAAAATCAAGAATTGGAAGTTCCGCACGTTATTGATGGCGACAGTCTAATTCACAACTACGGGCTGAGGCTGCGTGATTTACGCTCCGTTCGCGCCGCTTTGGAGAAGAAAAATGACTGACCACACCGACCTTATCTCACGGCTGCGCAACATGCTTCACAACGAGACTGTCAAACATAGGTTCTATGCGATAGCTGACGCCTCTGACGCATTAGAGGCGCAAGCAAAGCGTATCGCTGAATTGACGGCAGCATTAGAGCCATTTGCTGAGGTGGTGGAAAGATATGCTTATTGTTTGCCGGAGTCCGGCATGCCAGCAGTAGCAGAAGATGATGTTGTTATGTTTGAGCTAATGTATTTTCATCAAGCCCGTAAGGTATTGGGAGAGAAGTGATGGGACTATTTGATGGACCACCAGTAACAGATGCACAAAAAGAACTAGTGGCAATGACAGATGCACGAACCAGAGAATGGTATTTGGAAGCTGAAATTACAATGCTGAATATGCGTATTGCTGAACTTGAACATCATCTTAATAGAGCCAAGAAAGTTTTAGAACCATTTGCCAAGCAATATCCGCATAAATAAGGATTATGTTGAATTTAACATAGGTATAAATCTGGCTCAGAAAGCCTACATCAAGCCTTAATCGGCGTCACGCCCTCTGCCGTAGGGATCGTCTTAAACGAACGCCTAACGGCGCCAAGCATCATAATCGCTTCTTTCTTGGCGTCTTCATTTTTAATGTGGTCGACGAGCGCCAGTAATTTCGTAAAAGAAACCACTCTGGCGGCCACGCTATCAAGGGGAAATTCATCTGTATCAGACGTGTCAATTTCAACGATATCGTCGTCTTCATATTCGCTCATATGACCACCTCAGAACGGACGTTTACGACGCCCTTCCCTTATATATGCTGCCCTCATCGGGCGTGCCGAGTATGAGTTTCCAGCGTCTAGCAACGCCGTGATTAGGATGAACACTAAGGAGCCACTGGCTGCAAGGGCTGCTACGCATACGGCCAGAGCGACTATACTCACTGGGACCTGAGACTGAGCCATTACAAAATCCTTGCTCGAGCTCGCAGCTCGTATGGAAATGGCCAACAATTACATAGTCTACCACGATCTGTTCGGCTGCATAGTCTTGAATGACGCGCTGCATACCACGCGCAATTGTCGCAACCGGCCCAACCATACCCATGCCGCCCCTCGACCCTATCCGATCGCCATGCGTAAATAGAAAATTCCAGCCGCATATATTGATTAACGCGTCTCCTGACGCCGGCGCTGCAAATGATATCCGTTTGGTCCCTTTTGCCATGAACCAGCTTTCGACAAGCCACGCGACGAGAGTGTCGTAGGAGTTGAGGACGAATCCTTTTGACTCTGGCTTTCTGGTAGTGCGACCGTGATTGCCTGGGACTGATACGACCCGAATTTCGCAGTCAAAGGATTCGAGAAGGAGTTCAAGCCCAGATACGATATGTGTTGCAAGTTCTCTGACAGCGGGGATAGCAAGTAGATCATTCGATTTCGCTAATTCTTCGTGTATTTCACCACTGATAAGATCGCCGCCAAGTATAACATATATCACGCCAGGCGGAGGACCGGACCAATGGACAGTTCCCATTTTAACGACACCTTGGAATAGACGCTCCAGCCGTTTGCCACAAATCTTTTTATCAAATGTATTCCTGCCCCCCATTTGATTTTTGTCGATCGTCTCACCCATGTGGACGTCAGAAACCATAAGAACGAGCGCCTCTTTTTGCCCCTTCTTATCACCCTTGGGTGGCTTCCAAGATTGAGGCTCTAGTGGTGTAGCGGCAATACCTAAAATGCCTTCTCTGATAGCTTCTGAACTTATGTTGGTGCGTTCAGCCTTGGCCGCCCTTGTCTCTGCTATAGCCAGTTTATCTTTAAGTCGGCGGACAATAATGTGATCCGCGTCTTCTTCTTTGCTATCTGTAAATAATTTCCAATTTGGTTCTAAACCATATGCTTTTTTTGATTCCACCAGCTTTCTTGCAATAACAGATCTATGGACACCGAGCTGTTTTGCAGCAGTTGATGACGCCAATCTTTGATGGCTTTTACATTTATAACCCTCCGGAAAATCGCCGTCACGGAGCGCCTGTTCAATTAAGCTGATTAATTCTTCAGCTTCTTCTCTTGCAATCATTGGCGTTCCCTGTAATATCGGGTTATAACCCTATAGACGTTAATTATTGTCGTTTTATGTCAATGGGTTATATATTTTACATTTAATATCGAAAACACTCAAGATGGAGATTGATATATGATTAGCTCAAGAGACAAAGATAAAATTATCAAAATGTGGGAAGATGGGTTGAGCGGAACTCAGATTGGCGAAAAGCTTGGATTCACCAGAAATGTTATTATTGGCATTATTTCACGACTAAGACATAAGGGCCATGTTTTTAACCGTGATGAAAAACAAATAAGAGAGAAAAGATTAGAAGAAGAAAAGAAAAACGGTGGCGTAAAGAACCAACCATTTAGGGCAAAAAAGAAACTATCTGATCAGACTATCAAGTTAGAAATACCGGAGATGCCAGTTAGAAGCGGTGGCATAGACCTTATTGATCTTAAAAGAACATCTTGCAGATTTATTATATCAGGTGAAGACACGGTTGTTCGTTACTGTGGAGAAGAACAAGCTAGAGGCGCATATTGTGCCGAGCATTATAAAATATGTTATTACCCTGCGCGCAGTAGCTTAGAAAAATTATTGAAAATCTAGCGATATAATATCATAGGCAAGTATACCAATTTTAAAACTATAAATAGCGATGGATGTAAGTAAAAAAGCTTTAACCATCGCTATTAAAACGCGCCATGCATCTGGATGCATCATTAAATTTTAATGCAGTAAAGGATGCCGTAATTTTTTGATCTATTTTCGGTGCTGCCCGTTGTTGAGGTATTAACAGTAATTCCTGTTGCTTGAGTTGAAGTTCCAAGAGAACTCGTTGATTGTATTCCAACAAGTAGACCAGACCCCGCTCCAGAAGAAAACGCAGCATTATTGTTTAAAATATGAGAATGCCCAGGGTCTGTTATGCCGTGGGTATGATTTAAATATGCATCAGCTTGATACGCGCCAACTGAGGGGCCAACCGCACCGGACTGAGTCCCATTTGTTCCTGTTCCTCTAACAAACATTCCTCTTAAATCTGGAACATTAAATGTTGTTGTTCCATTACCAGCGCCCCATGTTGTCCCGATCGCGGCAAACAAATTAGGATAGGTTGTTCTATTAACAGCACTACCGTCGCAAGTTAAGTATCCAGTAGGCGCGGTATTCCCGGCAAATTGAATGATTACGCCAGATGGCGTTGTATTTTGTTGAGCAAAATAAACTTCTGAGCCATTACTAAAGACGACTGTATTGACGTTTCTAGGAACAACAACGCCAACAGATCCGCCAGCCGTAGTTTTGATTGTTACAAATGTTGGAACAGCCGCAGATGCATCAGTTGTAGAATTTGTTACGAGCCAAACACCGCCAACGCCAGATGGAATCGAAATTGAAAGGTCTGATGAAAGAGAGCCGTTAAATAAAAGGCGCATGCACTGATATTCAGACGCAACAAGCGTATATGCAGATGTGTTTGAAACAATCGCCGTATTACCTAGCGCAGCATCAAGATATCCAAAGTTGTTATTGAGCGGAACGTCCCAAGCCGAAGAGTTATATGCCGGCTCGTTAAGCGCCTTATTAGCTGTCGTCATTTTCTATCCCTCAAATATGCTCGTTTGCGACTTTTAACGCCTTAACGATATGCTCATCAGGCTCTTCAAGAAGTGCCTTCGTTTGGCTTTCAATTTCTTTTTTAGCGCGCTTTGCCATAGACATCATGCGCTCCGCAGTCATGACGCGACCGCCTGTGGCGCGGGCAACTGGCTGCTCTTCTTCCATAAATGGCTGTTCAGCTGCCATAGTTGCGCGGCGAACAGTTTGAGGAAGCGCCATTTTTTCAGCTTGCATTGGAAGAGTTCTAGCGGCGCCAAGGCCGTATTGTAGACCACCTGCGATTTTAGGACTTGCGCCAGCAACACCAACAAAAGCCCCGGGATGAAAAGCCATAGCTGGGATAGAATAAGCCAAGCTGGAGAGAATAGCACCTCTCAATCCTTCTGGAACGAGCGGGTTTAATTCTTGACCAGCTATCATATAGGGAAGATCTGGATTCTCTTTTATTAATCTATCAATAGTGCCTTTATCATTTGCTTTTATTAGTTTCTTTAACCGAGTCGTTGCGGCAGCTTTATTAGTCCCTACTTCAGATGTTATGTCATTTATTTCTTTAGTAGCATTTTCATATTTTTGCATGATGTCTGCATAAACAGGATCATGATCTACGATTGTTTGCCAAGCTTTATTTCTAACACCAGTTAGAACGGCTTGAGCCTCTGGATTACCCCTAAAATTTGGCGAATTATATAATTTATCTAAATCTCTTTTTAGAAAGTCAAAATCAGCCATTGTTTTATTAGAGCCGCCCCAATGGCGTAATGTCTCGCCAATATCACTCAAAGGAGCTTGCATATATATCGGCGTTTTCCCACTTGGAGAATATTCGGTTAATTTATCCATAAATGCATCTACAGTTGGTCTCATATCCAACTGCGTTTGGCTAGATTTCCAGCCCTGACTTGTATTTAAATATTGATTTCTACGCTCTTCCTTGATGCGATCCATTGATCCTTTAACGGCATCAATGACATCTTGAGGATTTGCCTCTCCAGAAAAATGGCGCCAAAATTCTGGATTAGATGTAACGCCAGCTTCTTCAGCGTCCTGTAAAGATTTAATTGTTTTACCACTTTTAAAAGACAATATTGCTGGCGTTATGCCTTTTGTAATAGGCTCTGCTGCCATCGCTCCAAGCTTTGTTGATGCAGATACTGGGTCAACAAGCCTTCCTGTTTCACCGATAAGTTCGCCAGCCTTACCAAGACCTGTAGCGGTTCTAGCCATACCGGCCAATTCAGCGCCTTTTGCAAGGCCCTTCATGGCTCCACCGCCGCCTGTAAATATTGTTGCTACATCAGAAGCAACGCCGACAGGATCTTCAGCAAAAGCGCGTTTGGCTTCTTCAATGCCACCATATCTTTGTTTGTAATAATCACCTATTGCAGATAGTGCTTGCTCAGATTCTGGGTCTTTTGTGAATCCAGCTTTTGACGCTAATCCAGAACCTAAAGTTTTTATGCCTTCCAATGTTTCTTGTGGGTGCATAAATGGATAAACAAGTTCTTTGCCAGTTTTAATCGCACTAGGGACAAGATGCTCATATGCAGACTTAGCTACTTGCGTTGCGCTTAAAACTCCTTGAGGAACAGGAGGTATTGGCTTTTTAATTGCTTCTCCTGGCATAGGAGCCAATTGAAAATTGGCGGGAGGCGCGGCATATTTTGATGTCTCTTGCGTAGACGTAGGAGCAGGCTCTTGCCCTACCGGGTCAAGTGTGAAGCCTTCTGGGGGCATTTCATATCTATCAGCCATTTATTGCCCCATCAGTAAGGTATCAGTTGTGCCTGCCCCATATATTTTATCAATTCTATCTTTGATGTTTGGCCCATATTTCCTTATGGCATCAAGATGCGCAGGAAGAATAACAGAAGCAATCGCCTTTTGAGCGTATTTCTGCGGTGGATTTAATTGATCAAATAATTCTTGAGCTTGCTGCGTGTTGTGGAATTTATTGTAATAGTTGCTGAAAAATTTACCGCGATCTTGCTCATATTGGGCCGCCATTTTTAAGCCAGCCAATAATCTTTGATAGCCCATTTTTGTATTTGCAAGACTAGGCGTTGCAACAACAGACTGCTCAACAATAGAAGCGGCTGGATGACCAGACAAGGCAGAGATAGCTGAAGAACCAAGTCTAAATGCGTCTTTATTAAGAACTTCCATAGAAGCAATTTCTTCCGCAGGAAGGGCCTCTTTGCCTGTTATGGCTGATGTAAGAAAATTTATTCCTTTAGCTAAATTAAGACGCTGATCAGCCCAAGGGCCTTGCTTAGTTAACCATCCGCCTCTAGGCGTCTCTAAAGACTTAACAGCTTCTTCCATCTCAGCGATACGCATCATCTGTCGCGATGCATCTGCGCCAAGATTTCTGGCCTTTTCCGCCTCTCCATATCCACGCGTTTTTGCTTCTTGAGCAGCTGTCGGGTCTAGAGCAAGAGTTGCTTGTCCAGAAGGCTTATAATTCGATGGGACATCTGTTGCAGTAGGGGTTTCCCAAGCATGAAGCTGCTGTGGCGTTGTAGATGTTGGAGATCCAGATCTTTTGACCTCTTCTACAATACGCTCTTTCCCAGAAACAGGTGTTCCATCAGCTTCCATAATTTTTGTATATCCAGCATATGGATTGTTCTTATCAAACAATAGAACCCCTTCACCAGGAACAACAACTGTCTGATAAAGACCTGCACGAATGGCATCAATTTCTGCTTGCTGTTTTTGAGTATCAACACCAGCAATCTTTTTAGCTTCCTCGCCAATCCTTCCGGCTTCTTGCTTCGCTCTTTCAATCTCAGCCTGCTTGGCTTTGGTGGCCAATACTTGCTGCGCGCCAGCAACTGTTCCGGCGCCAAGCCCCATGCCGATCGCAGATCCTATATTAGTGGTGGGAGCGCCAAGCATCGTTGTTGCGGCCGTGCCAAGACCTGTGAGCGCAGGGATCAAGAACTCTTCGCTTGTAAGATAATCGCCTAAATCGCCTTCTTTTGCCGCTCCAATACCTTCTTTACGAGAAGATTCATCAAGCGCCATCATGCGGCGTTGTTCTGGAGAGAAGTTGCCAGCCAAGCGGTCTAGACTTAATCCAGATCTAGCGCGAGAAACTGCCTCTGGTGTAATTCTTGTGATACCTTCATCTGCGTCACGCGCGCTACCAAGACCCATGACCTTTGGCACATATGCGCGTGTCTCTGCCGGCAGATAGGCCATGTAATCGCCGCCTTCGCCAGCTTTTCTTAAAGCATCACGAACGCGACCTGGACCAGCATTATAAGCAGCCGCTGCCAGTTCTGGCGTCCCAAACTGTCGCAGCTGCTCATTATAATAGGCTTTTCCAAGAGCTTTATTATAATCAGCATCTGTCCGATAACGAACTGGATCAAAGTCCAAACCGGCAAGCTTCGCAGCTTCCGGCGCCGTTCCAGGCATTACTTGCGCAATGCCAATAGCGCCAGCAGATGACGTTAGAGGACGCCCTTCGCGATCAAACTGGCGGCCGCGTGATTCGGCGCCAATAATACCTTTTTCAAAGATGTCATCGTCGTTTGCAGGACGGATGCCCATGCCATCGCGAGCAGCTGGGCGAACGCCTGTCTTCATGTTTGGCTCTGAGAAGCTCGCTAAAAAAGGTAAAGCTTTAGAGGCCAATGTTGAAAGAGCGGGACCATACTTCATGCCAATATCAAGCGCCTTTTCACCAACGCTCATTAATTTGTTAAGGCCGCTTTCTTCTTCCCCTCTACGAGAAATTTCTGCCGGTCTTAATGGTTGAGACGCCCTAACTTCACCAGTAATTTCTTCCGGTATGTAAGAAGTAGGAACAAGGCCGCCGCGATCATAATTTAATTCATATGATTGAGATGACTCTTGCGGCATTGATTTAAGGGTCTTGTAATCTTTATACTTATTATAGGCATCATAACCTTTAGTAAGAAGGCTGCCCAACTTTTCGCCAGTAGCAAGAGCATCACCAAGGCCGCTGCGCTGCTGTGGCGCAGAAAATCTAGCATGTTCTAATTGCTGTCCAGCGCGCACCGTCCCAGCAGGAACATAAGTCTTTTGCGTCACATATGATTCGCCGCCTGGACCATATTCAGAAGCTGCGCCAGATAGTCCGCCCTTATGGCTTGCAAGCAAAGCCTCCATACGACGACGATCGGAAGCACCAGGGTCTGAAGGGTCTACATAAGAGAGATGGCCGCCTATAGCATAACCGCCACGGGCGTAGTCACCCGTCTCTTTAACAGCGCCGCCCATACGCGCAGCTGCATCAGTTGCGGCCGCATAGTCAACCATGCGATCGCCTGTAGGCGCGTAGCCAACGGCCTCTGGATGCGCTCTCTGCACCTCATCAGCCATAAGGCCAAGTTGCGCTGGGCTGCCATTCTTATAGCGATAGGCATAAATGTTCTGATCATCAAAAGTCCTGCCGACAACGTCTGGCTGCGATCGATCTTGCGGAACGCCGCCATCAGCATAGCCATCAACGCCCATCTTCGCGCCAGGCTCTGATAAGAACATGCCGAAAGGATTCTGAGCTTGAGACTGGTAAGTCGTCTGGCCAAGAAGGGGCCCAAGGCCGCCTGCGATATTAGAATAGAACTGCGCTTGTTGATAAGGATAAGCGCGGCCCTGCAAGAATTGGTTGTAGAGAGCAGTCAATCCAGCTTGCTGCGTTTGCTGCTCTAAGGTTCCGGCGCCAAGAAGAGCTTGCGGAGCTTGTAAAGCTGCCGTCTGAGCTCCCGTGCCTAAAGCGCCTAAAGCCTGTCCAGCTTGCAATTGACGCGCAAGATCAGATTGAGCGGCTCCAAGAGCTTGTCCATAGCCTCCTGCGTATAATTGACCTAACGCAAGCTCTTGTTGACCACGTAAAGCTTGACGCTGCAACCCGGCTCGCTCACCACCAAAAGCGCCGCCTCGAATAGCCTCTGCTTGTTGCTGTGCAAGTTGCTGACCCTGTTGCTGCAAGACAGGATTAATAACTTGCTGCATAAATGGGTTCATATATTGGCCAGCAAGTTGCGGCGCAGCGGTTGTTCCGGCTGATGCTGTTAATTGGCCAGCGCCCTGATAATAGGGCTGATAAGCGCCTTGGGCGCCGTAAAGGCCACCAATAGCCTGTTGCTGTGTCCCGGTAAGAGGAGCAACAAAAGCGTTTGGGTCTGTGCTGTATTGCTGAAAGGGCTGCGCGGCTGCGACATCAGCAAGACCAAGCGCCCTTGTATAAGCGTTGATAGCTTGCGGAGAAGCTTGCGTTGTAGATTGCTGAATTGGGGCGAGGCCGCCATAGCCGCCACCGCCTGAACTGCCCTTACCGCACATTCACATTCTCCAAACTATTCGGCAGCTTGCTGCGCCCAGTCACCAGTTTTTGCCTTATATAAGAAAAAGGCCCCAGCCTGCGGCCCAAATACTCTTTCATACATTCTTACTTTACTGCGTGTTCTGCTATTAGACAAAACGCCAATAAT